AATGGGTAACTTTGGTTCGGCAATCACTCAGCTTGGTGACTTGGCTTATAGTATACACTTTAATGGATTTGGTGAAACCTTCCGCTCTCTGTTTAATCGTAAAGATAATTACGATTTCGTTAAGCACTTTGGACTTAGTGACCACAATATAGATACAATCACTACATCAGGGGGTCTTAGCAAGGCACTTGATAAAGTCTTTACTGTAACCGGGCTGAAGAAACTCGATCAATTAAGTAAGAATACAACCATGAACGCATCATGGAAAAAGTACAAATCTCAAGCCATGAAAAACTCTAAAGGCTTGCAAGATGACCTTACTCCTGTGTTTGGTGCAGAGCGTGCAGGGCAGATGGTTAAGGAGTTACGCGAAAGTAATCCTGGTTCTAAGAACCTACCTAAAGGGGTAGAGGAATTAATTTGGTACAAGTTCCTTGATTTGAATCCAGCGAGTCTTACTGAGATGCCATTGTATTACAATGCGTCCGGCAATATGCGTATTGCTTACATGCTCAAGAGTTTCACCATAAAACAATTTGATGTATTCCGAGAAGCCGCTGGTAAAGATATCGCGGATGCAAAAATCAAAATGCAAAAGGGCGATAAACAAGGTGCGGCACGATCCGCGGCACAAGGAATTTATAAACTTACAAGCCTCGGATTAATATTCGGTGCGGCTAATGCAAGTACCGATGTTATTAAAGACACAATGTATGGCCGTCCAACTGACATGGATGATCTGCTTGCAGATAACGCATTAAAGTTACTTGGTATCAATCGATACCTTGCATACAAAGCAAGACGAGAAGGTGTGGGTAAGGCAGTGATGGAAATGGCGCTACCTCCGATGACCGTTATTGATAGAGCAGGTAAAGACCTGGATAATTTATTCCAAGGAAAGGATTATAAAGGTAATATGTTACAAGGCACACCTTTAGATATTATTTATTGGCAATACCTAGGAGGACTTGACAAAACAAACAACGCTAAGTAGTGTAAATCTCATAGTATTTCATATACTTCTTTCTATTGCGGGTGGGGACACCCGCTTTTTTTTGCACTAGTTCCAAAGGGGAATGCACAAAAAAATACATAAAGTGCTAAAAAAGATTTGACTCATAGCACAGATTGTCTTTTTCTGCGAACCATCGCACTGATTGAAAGTTTAAATTGCCTAGCAGTTGACTCTTAATCAATTGGTTCGGGGTTCGAGTCCCCGGCCCGGTACCAAGAATCTTCTTGGTGCTGTGGGCGATATTAAAATACAACTTTAATATCGATGGTTTTCACTTTACACAGCACAACAAGTCAATATATCAACAGGATGCAACCCCGATTAATTGCCCACGGGAGCGGCAATTACTTCGTGCATTTTACGGATATTGATGGCCGCGACCGTCAGATTAGTACATCCACATCAGACCCTCGACTCGCAGAATCATGCGTCGAGGCGATTGTGCGTGATGCCAACCTTGAGTGCGAAACAAGGAAGACCCCTCTCATTAAGGATTTCATTTGGACCTATGAGACAAGTAGGCTTCCAAGTGGTAAGCAACCTAGCGACACAACTAAGCGTCGAAACGCTCTCCGCATGGAAGCGGTTTTAAAGGACTGCGGTATTAACCCGGAGACTGCGGACATTCGTAGCTTTGCCAAGAAGGCGGCTAATGGGATGCCTATCTGCGAGGATTACCTGGTGCGTAAGGGAAGGGCGGGGCATAATAATATGCGTCAAGCTCGCAGTCTGCTATCGAAGCAATGGATAAAGTTCTACAAGCAGGTGGGGATTGATACTTCTTGCTTTAGTAATTGGATCGCTATGAGCGTGGAGAGTGTGCAGGTAAAGCAATTTGATGCGAGTCGTAGTGAGGAGAGTTTAATTGAGTTGCGATGTGAGGCATTAAAGGAGACAGACCACCAACTTTATTTAGCGTATGCATTGGCGTATGGGATTGGGTTGCGTAGTTCTGAGATTCTGCGGTGCAAGTATTCTGATTTTATTGAGGACTATGATGGTAATAAATTAATACGCATATCTAAGCCCAAGAGTATTAGGGGTGCAACGGATGAAGATTTTCAGATGAGAGTCTGCGATCCTTGGTGGTGGAAGGAGATCGTGAGTAATAAAACATCGCACGATGATTTAATCATTACTGCCCAGGAGGATAGGATTACACGGGAGTTCCCGAAGTTTTTAAAAGAGGAGTGTGGGATTACGGACAAGCGTCCGGTTCACCGCCTTCGTAAGTACGCTGGTCATCGGATCATGCGATTAAATGGTAACAATGCTTTTATTGCCCAAAGAGCGTTAGGTCACTCATCGGTGGAGATGACTGCAAAGGTATATGTCGGTATGCCTAGCGTTGTGGCAAGCAGGTGAGGTAAGGATTAATAACAAATAACAAAAGGGAAACTAGTGGAAAATAGACTACAAATGACTACAATAGAATTAAATGGAATACGAATCGAGCATGATGGCGGGGATGAGATTTCCATCCATGCGGAAGCGCCTAGCGCTATAAAGATAGAGGATTTAATAGGGGAGCTTAGGACTCTACTACCTCAAACTTCAGAGGGAATTGAAACCTCCCTCCATTCTTCTCAATCGCTGTGCAACCAGCGCGAAGAATTACATCAAATAGTTGAGCCTGCGTAACTCCGGAATCATCGGACAATTTTTTCACGGTCTTTCGAACCGATGGGGACAAGCGTAGAGACAATGGTTTAGATGCGTTTTCTTTCATAGTTCTTAGATCACTACATAAAACTACAATGCGTGTCAATACGCAATAACATACAATAAATATGGGATTCCTAGATAATATAGAACGAGCGCCAAGTACGGGCGGAAGTAAAGGTAGCAGTCGCTACATGAAGTTCAACCAGGGCGAGAATAAGTTTCGCATCGTCGGCACCGTGGAAGACGGTGGCTTTATGACCGGTATGGTTGGATGGGGCGAAGACAAAGAGGGTAATCGCAAACCTTTCCGCTGGAAGGTAAGTGAGAAAGCACCGCAGGATTTTGGTGATGAAAAGCCAAAAGAGTTCTTTGCGATTAAGGTGTATAATTACGCCGAGGAGTGTGTTCAGATTCTTGAGCTTAAACAGCGTGGCCTTAAGGATGAGTTGGTCACCTACATTAATGACGAGGAGTGGGGTGACCCGCGTAAGTATGACATTGCCATCATTAAAAATGGTGAGGGTATTGAGACCCGTTATGCAATGACCCCAAAGCCTCATAAGAAGATGACTGAGGAGCAAAGGGAAGTAATAATGAAAACCAAGGTGGATATGTCTGCTCTGTATCGCGGTGAAGATCCCTTTGCGGGAAATGAGCCTGTGGTGGAGGATGATGCCGGGAAGGAGGAGGACCCTTTCTGATGCTGAGGACTGATATAAATAACGATTTGTATCACAGCAGTAAGGAGTTATCGAGAAGCAGGGCATCGTCCCTGCTCTCGACCTCCCCGGCTCATGTGAGACAGCAAATGCTTAACCCGTACGCCAGCACCCCTGCATTAATCATGGGCGGATGTTTCCATACTGCGGTATTGGAACCCATGAAGCTCGATGAGGAGTTTGGGGAAAAGCCTGCGGAGATTGACGGGTATGGTCCGAGAACAAACGCATACAAGGAAGCGTTTAAGGAGATGGAAAACGAGTATGCGAACAAGCAATGGCTGAGTCCATCGGACTTTAACACCTGTATGGAGATGGCGGGAGCCGCATTGGATAATCCTATCCTTAAAGATTACATGAGTGACCTGGACACGATCATCGAGGGAACCGGTTACTTTGACTTCGAAGGTGCGGACTGCAAGGTAAGGCCCGATATATATGTACCCGGCGCGGAGGTGGTGATTGATTTAAAATCGACACAGGATGCGAGTGAAAAAGGATTTGCTCGGTCTGTGCGAAAGTTTGGCTATGACTTCCAGGCGTGTTGGTACCTGGAGGGATTAAAGCGTATGGGGTACAACCCAAAGACCTTTATCTTTGTGGCGGTGGAGAAGACCCCACCATACGCAAATGCCTGTTACACTCTTTCCGCTTACGACATTGCCCGTCAGATGGAGCCAATGCGCAGAGCGTGCAGAATATGGAAGGAGTGCATTGATACCGATGTATGGCCTGGGTATGCGGATGAGTTAAAGACTCTTGATCTTACCAATGATTGGCATCGTCTCTCCATGCAGGAGGTGGCTAAGAAGTTCAATGTTGGGCGGCATTTCGTGTACAAGATTGTGGAGAAGTATGCGATTGAAACAAAATATATAGCAAACAAAAGAACCGTGGATCTCAATGACTTCGCTATGGCGTTGAAGTGGGATGCGGAAGGGAAGGAAGTAGCATGAATAAAGCAGAGAAGATAGAAAGAATGAGGAAGGGTATTGAGTTCACAAAAGAACATATCGATAACTCAAACTTCACAGGTGCGGTGGTAGTAGGAATGGCGGTCCTCGAACAAATGTTAGCCCTTATAGAGGGTGAAGACTTAGACGCTGTTAGCAACCCCGATGTAACAATAACAACAGAAGTGGATTGCTCTCATGGCGAAGATAAATAGTCGAGCTAAAGGTGCCAGGTACGAGCGAGAACTTGCCCGCTACCTATCGGAAAACGGATTCCCTGGCTCTCGGAGAGGACAGCAGTTCTCCGGGGGTTCAGAATCTCCCGATGTGGTGAGCAGTTTTCCGTTTCATATCGAGGCAAAGAATGTGCAGGCATTGAACCTCTATAGTGCCATGACGCAAAGCATTCGGGACGCTGGGGATAAACCTCCCTGTGTCATCCACAAGAAGAACCATTCTGAGAGTATGTTCACCTGTCGATTAAGCGATTTGGTGGCCCTCTTAAACGAAAAATCATGGGAGGAAAAGCAATGAAAACCTATATAGAATACATCCTTTTTGCTATGTTGTTTTTTGCCGCAACCGTGACTTTTATGTGGTTACTCTTATCGGTATTTACTGCCATGATGGGAGGTCAATCATGAGCGAAAATTCCCAAGAAAAAGTGGAGGTAAGGCTCAAGTTTCCCAAATGGATAAGTGATGCATTGAAGCAGTATTGTGATACTTTTGGAGCAACCCCCGTTTCCACTATAACTCCACTCCTGGTGGAGTATCTGTGGCATCCCTCGCGCGTGCGCGTCATTCCTCCGGAATGTAATTTAAATATATATAGTGCAGTTTCCACTAATCGTGGCACATCAAAGAAGAAAAAAGGCACTCGTATATCCGAGGACTTTTCTCCACCTCGTAGCATCGCTGAAAGCGAAGGTCTCGATTACGATTTAGCTCTTAGCTATTTCATGGATTGGGCGAAAGGGAAGGGACACACCCAGGCGGATTGGAACGCTACCTTTCGTAACGCTTGTCGCGGTTGGATAAAAGAGCGATTACCCAAAAAGCAGAAACAACCCAAGGAGATTGTTCTCTAATGGATTATCTCGTTTCTGAGCAAGCAGTCTTAGCCGCCTGCCTCGCGGACGATACAGGCCGATCTTCGGCCATCGCCGTCGAGCGCCTAACCGCTGATGACTTCACCAACCCTGCCTATCAGCAAATATTCTCCCTCATCGCATCCTCCTCTGAACATCTCAATGAGGTGGATGTGGCGATTGAGTTACCCGAATATAAGCTGGAAGCGATGGACCTCATTGACCTTCATGGCGGTGGACGGGTGGACCGCTACATTGAGCAGGTGGAGAATACCCGCAACCGCAGGACCGCAGAATCCGCCATCCATCATAGCCTTGATTTGCTCAACCAAGGAAAGACGGCGGAGGAAATCGCTTCCACCTTTAACGCCAAGGTGGCAAAGGCATTAACCAAGGGAACCGGTCAGGTGAAGATTGGGCAGGCCGCGAATGAGGCATATTCCGAGTTCTTAGCCATTGATGCAGGTGACTCCCCCGCGATAAGCACATCTTTCCCAAAAGTAGATTACGCCCTAAGCGGAGGCTTCCAACCTGGTAAGCTTTACATCTTAGCCGCTAGGCCCGGAATCGGAAAGTCCGCCCTGGCGATACATTTCTCCCATGAAATCGCCAAGCGTGGATACCGTGTAGCCTACGCCTCCCTCGAAATGAGTGCCAGCGAATGTGCGGGGCGATTGCTCTCCCGCGAAAGCGGGGTTTCTCGCCCGCGCCAAAAGGGGGACCTTCTCCCCACCCATCGCGGTAAACTTGAAGACGCAAAGAACCGTATGAAGCAATGGCCCATCACCTTCAAGGATGATGCGGAGGCTACCCTTGACTCCTTTCGTGCTTTTCTCCTTCAAGAGCGGGCAAAGGGAGAGATTGGCCTCGCAGTCATTGACTACCTTCAGCTTCTCTCCGCCCCAGGGCATGACTCCCGCGTGCAAGAGGTGAGTCACATATCTCGCAACCTTAAGCAGATGAGCCTTGAGCTTGAAATCCCCATCCTCGCCCTTTCTCAATTAAACCGGGCGTTGGAAACACAAAACCGCAAACCCATGCTTTCCGATCTCCGCGAGAGCGGGTCCATCGAACAGGATTGCGACTCCGCCTTTCTCCTTAGCTCCGAGGATGATGATAACCCCCTCAAGGAAAAGATTCGCTTTCATGTCGCAAAGAACCGAGGTGGGCAAAATGAATTAGTTACCTATCTGATGTTTGAGAAATCCCTGGGACGCTTTTCTCCCTACCAAGAACCAAGGTTGAATGATGATTCGGATGTTTACTGACTACATACGACTACAAAAAGCCCCCTCTCGTCTCCAAGAAGGGGCTTTAAAAGCGTTTTGATGCTTAAGATGATGAAACTATCACGCTCAAAAACAAAACGATTTTAACGAGGGGTACGGGGTTGAAGATTATTTAGCGCTGATTGAGCCTCCTTTCTCGTATTATAGTATTCAACCACTTCAAGGATGGGTGAATCCCAAATTTTCGTATCATCGTAT